TTATAATTATCATGGAGGTAATTATGACAGGAAAAGCTATAGATTTAATTGGAAAAAGATTTGGAATGTTACAGGTTTTAAAAAGAAATGGGTCTGAAAAGTCTAGAGGAAATGCCTTATGGCTATGCCAATGTGATTGTGGATTATTAACTACTACACGAAGCAGTTTTTTAAGAAATGGAGTAACCAAATCTTGCGGATGCTTTCGAAATACAAGATTAATAGATCCAGAAGCAGCATGTAACACTGTGTTTTGTCATTACAAAAAAGATGCAAAAAAAAGAGGATATGAATTTAATATTTCAAAAGATAAATTTAAAGAATTAACTAAACAAAATTGTTTTTATTGCGGATGTAAACCTTCATTACTTTTTAAGCACAAAAAAAATATAGAAAATAATCGAGGATATATTTACAACGGGATTGATCGAAAAGATAATTTGCTCGGATATACAATAGAAAATTGTGTGACTTGCTGTAAAACATGTAATGTAATGAAAGGAGCAATGAATTTAAAGGAATGGGATCAATGGAGAGAGAAAATTGCAATGCCGTGGTACCTCAGCAGGCGAAAGAAGCGTTCAAAATCTTGATGGGATTCAACATATGAAAAGTCTAACAAAAAAGAAAGCGATCAGAAAATTTGACACACGGGGCACCCAGAATTGGCGGCGTTGGCTTGGTGTTAAACGTTACGGGTACGTTGTTGACATACCCCCCGTTCCAGAATCTCAACCCTCTCTTGAAGATCGAGAATCTGTTTTGTGAGCTTCCCATTCTCGGCAAACAGCTTTTTCCTTACCTTATCGCTGGAGGATTTGACATCCGCAAACCCCTTCCGGAGCGCATCGATTTGGCATTCATCTTCTGTCTTGAAAAAATCTAACTGGACAACATTCATGAAAAACCTCATAACAATAAAATAAACAGCAGCAGCAATTTACACAACTAAAATAAAAACTTTATAGCAGTTACTAAAAAACGTACTTGTGAAGAGGTTGTTCAGAATGCAGAAACTTCGTATAAAACAATGATGGCAGATGTAGGTGCTGGAATTATCAGGCGGGATCAAATCATAGCGGCGATAACTGGGATAAATAACGCTCATAAGTGGGCGATAAACACGGGAAAATTTCATCTATTGGAGTGCCATGATTAATTGGAAACTCGAACTTGTCCCCATTAAACAGCTAAAGGATCACCCTAAAAATCCAAGGCAGATAAGCAAAGACCATTTTCACCACCTGGAGCAACTCATTAAGAAATTCGGTCTTATTGATAAACCAGTTATCAATCAAGACCGAACCGTTGTCGGCGGCCACCAAAGAATCCGCATTCTCAAGAAAATGAAGGCTAAAGAGGTGGAATGCTGGGTGCCTGACCAACAACTCAGCGATGAGGATATAGACCATCTCTGTATAGGTCTTAACCTTAATCAGGGAGAGTGGGATTTTGATAAGCTGGCCAATGAATGGGATGCTATAGATCTTCTCAAATGGGGATTCCCAGAGAATGATCTTTTAGGCGTGTGCGCTGCTGATGACGAAGATGATGAAAATGAAGTGAAGAAGAAAAAATCTAAGGAATGCCCGAATTGCGGGCATATTTTATGACCGACAACGCAGAACGCTCATTTCAAGCAGATGCTAACAATCATAGGCGAAATAAACGACCTGTGTATGCTGATGAAAAAGAGGTTAAAGCTATTTTTTTAGAGCTTCAAACGCATTTCGAGTTATTCAATCACCGTGTGATTGACAGTCTCACTGCGATGTCGTCTATATGTGTCCAAACTTGTCAAGCAATTGGTATGTCAAAACCCGAATTTTTAGGATTTGTTTCGAATATGTGGGAAATGAACGACCCGGAGAATCCATGACAATTGATTTTAAACAATCTATTTTACATCAATGGATTAAAATAGATTTTCTTCGAATGATTCTTAAAAATCGTGAAACTTGCCGCCATTGGATTGATTATGAAATATATGATTATCTTACCGATGAATTAAAAGAAAAATATTTAGGTCAATTTGAAGTTCCTCAATTTGCGGTGATTCCGTCAGAAAAAAAATATACCGTTTGTTGTAAAGCGAACAAATATGATTCATTAGGGTTGTATAGATGTGATTGCACAAAAAAATATCCAAAAACCTTAAAACAGTTTAAAAAAAAATTCGAGTTAAAAGGTAAATGAATGCAAAAAGAAATAAAAAAAACCTAGATTATCTAGAGAGATTGACAAAAGAAGAAGCTGATTTTATATCTCATGTTTTAAAATGGGATGATGAGCAGAAAATAGCTTTTAATATAGCCAAAAAGATATTTGACGAGAATATAAAAAAGTCTAAGGGTAAAAATGAGTGATTCCTATCGAAAGCCTTATTGGGGAAATTCAAAAGGGTCCAACCTGTGGAAGGCGAAAGCAAATCGTAAAATCCGCCGAAGTGAAACCGACATAGGAAACAACAAGACCTATAAAAAAATGAATAATCCGTGGGCTGGCCCAATGGATACTAAACATTTATACTCGGATGACCCGAAAATGAGGCGTAAATGAGTGATTCCTATCGAAAGCCTTACTATCCAAATTCTGGGGGCGCGACACACTGGAAAAAAAAAGCAAATCGCAAACTTAGACGAGGTGAAAAAAACATAGGAAATAACAACAATTATAGAAAATTTAACGATATACATTTGTCGCCAATGGAATATCGCGGAGTTTATTCGGATGTGCCTAAACTGAGGAGAAAGTGAAATGGAGTGGTGTAGGTTTAGTCCTTCAATGTCAAAATAGGGTACTCCCATCCAAAAAAATTACAAAAAAATAACTTACACAATACATGTTGAAATAAAACCCTTTTTCCATTTGACAAAATGTCGGTAAAGGTTTACACTCTAAACGACAAAAAGGAATTTAAATGGAATGGCTAGAAGAATATCACAGGAAAATGGAAAAAATAAAAAAACAGGAACGCGCACATACAGAAAAAAAAATACTCAGTGACTTGAAAAAAAAACATTTTTTTGAGAAAAAGTTGGAAATCGAAGCTTTAGAAAAACGTCTCGCGGTTTTGAAAATGGAAATAAAATCTTATGAATAAAAAGCAGCAGCAAGTTATAGACAACTTCCTTAGCACTCTCGATACCACACTGCCAATAGTCGATCATTTCCGAAACGCTTTGCGGGATGCGCTTCTTTATAAATGGAATAGCGAAATAAAAGTGGCAATCATGACAGGAATTGAAGACGCTTACGAGGTAAAGAAATGACTGGTAAGCGGCTCGGTTATATTCGCGTTAGCACGACAGACCAAAATCCAGAAAGGCAGTTAGAAGGTATCCCTTTAGACAAGCGCTTTACTGAATACGCAACCGGAAAAAACATTAACCGCCCTCAGCTTTCTGCATTGCAGGATTATGCGCGGGATGATGATCTCGTGATTGTCCATTCCATGGACAGGCTCGCGAGAAACGTTAAAGACCTGCGCAATCTTATAGATGGGTTTATCGCACGAGGCGTTAAAGTCGAGTTCGTTAAGGAAAAGCTTACTTTCACAGGAAAAGAATCTCCCGTGGCTAACCTTATGTTGATGGTCATGGGTTCAATAGCAGAGTTCGAACATGCATTAATACGCGAGCGTATGCTAGAGGGTGTCGCCCTGGCAAAAAAAGCAGGCAAATACAAAGGCCGAAAACCCAAAATTAAACTTGATCAAGAACGAATAGCTCTAATCCGCGCTGAAATGCTAACCCGAAAAACCAAAACGCTTATCGCAAAAGAAATGGGCATATCTCGCTACACATTATATAATATATTAAAGGAAATTAATGCAAAAAAACACACCTCATAAATTAACGTTGGAAGATAGAATAAAAATAGCTGAGTTTATAAAACTAGGGTATTCTATATATGGAATGTCACCATTTATTAAATCCACTAAGTCGACTATATCAAGAGATATACGTGCTAATGGAGGTCGTGAAAAATATGATCCATATAAAGCACAAGAACTTACCACCCGATTATTAAAAGAAGGTTATAAAAAAGCTAATCAAACCAGGATGAATAAACCTAAACTTATAGTAGACAAAAGAATATTGGCAAAAAAAATAGAAAGTTTAGAGTTTCAAGTTGAAATTCTAACAGAAACAATTCGTGACATTAACAACAAAATAAAGGGGAACTTATGACTTTAAAAACAAAAGACTACAAAATGTTTAAATACCGGACCGATAACAGAGCTTCAATTTCTGAGGATCATGTTAATCGCTTGATGCAATCAATAAAAGCTAGAAATTTATTAGAATTTAGACCGATCACTGTGAATGCTGATATGGAGGTGATGGACGGACAGCATCGCCTTATGGCAGCTCAGCGGCTCGGACTTGACATTTATTATCAAATTCAAAAAAATATCGAACCGCAAGATATAATATTAATGAATATAAATAAATCGTGGACAATCTTAGACTTTTTAAATTATTATTGCAAAAATGGATTTATTGAATATCAGAAACTTGAAAAGTTCACGAAGGATAATAATGTTACTCTTACGGTGGCATTGTCTTTGACCCTCGGAAACTCTAAATTCCTTCATAGTGAATATAAGTTAGGAAAATATAAATTTGATGACACCATTTCCTCCACTCTCTTGAATATCTGTTTTACGACGATTGAGTATATCGTAAAAATGAATGGCTGGGCTTCTTACACCAAGTCTGCGAGATTTTGGAAGGCGCTAATAAAATTGATCCAGCACGGCGAATTCGAGGCCGCAAAGTGGTTTGCTAACGTTAAAATGCTTATCACCCGCTTCGGCCCTAGAGCAAATACAGGAGAATATAATAAAATGGTTATGGATGTCTATAACTGGAGAAATCCCAAGAAAATAATTTTGACGACGAATGATGACGAGTAAAGATAATCGAGTTAGCCCCCTCAATGGGGGCTGACTTTATTGTTGGTGTTGACAAGCTTCACGAATTGTCGTATCACATTATGGAAAAAGTAGACGATAAATGAAGATCAATTGTAAAAATTGTTTCAAGGAAATTGAACAAAAATGTACAGTGCAAAAGTACTGTACTAGATGTAATGGTGTCGTTAATCGACGCGAAAGCAATGAGCGAATACGAAAAAAGAACCAAGAAAAGAAAAATGATAATTGATTGTATCGCGGATTTACACGGCTATACCCCAAGTTTGGAAGGTGGGGACATACTTGTCGTTGCAGGAGATTTGACGGCAACCCATACGCTAGAGGAAGTAGACCGCTTTAATGAGTGGATACAGAAACAGGAGTATACGAATAAAATAGTGGTCGCAGGAAACCATGATAACCACTTCGAAATGGGCATTGTCGATGATGAGTATTATACATATCTTTGCGATTCAGGATGCGAAATTAACGGGTTGAAATTTTGGGGATCGCCGTGGTCGTCTTGGTTTAAAGATGTCAATCCTGATTGCAAATGTTTTATGGAAAAAGATGTGGACTTGTCGTTTTACTGGGAGATGATACCGACCGATACCGACATACTTATCACGCATTGCCCTCCTTATGGGATATTGGACGCAATACCGCAAATAATGGATGGCTCAATGTTACATGCAGGAAGCAAGTCGCTCTATAACTGGTTAAAACACGTAGGAAGGCCGCAGTATCACATATTCGGACACATCCATGAAGGCTATGGGACAGTGGAATATTTCCCTACTCATAACGACAAAATGATGCTGTCCGTTAACTGTAGTTATGTAAATGAATATTACAAACCTATTAATAAGCCTATACGAATTATAATATGACACATGAAATGAATTGGGCAAAGCTTGAGCTTTTTGTTAAAGCTGGTTCGACTGAAGTACGAATTGCAAAAGGTTTAGGTATTTCTGTTGATACATTAGCAAGAAGAGTTAAAGAAAAGTATTCTATGACTTTCAAGGAGTTTGCGGAGAAATTACGTAGTGAAGGTGAATCATTAATTGAAGCTAAACAATTTGATAAAGCGATGAACGGTTATTGGCCTGCCCTGCAATGGCTTGGAAAAATTAGACTTGGACAAAAAGAGCCTGAAATGCAGCAGCAGCAAGCAGCAAACCAAGGTGATATTGATAAAGATCACATCATTATGATGCAGAAAAATGAGATAGAAAGGCTTCGCGCTAATGCCGACAAGTCCGAAACAGGATAAGAGCTTTTGTGAAGCTACTCACCGCTTTAATATATGGGTAGGAGCTGTATCTAGCGGCAAGACTTATGCAAGCATTGAGCGGCTGATATACGATTTAAAAAATGGCCCCCCTGGCGATGCCATGATTATCGGTGTTAACAGAACATCGATACAAAGGAATATACTTACACATTTATATAGGAGGCTTGGTTTCCCGTGTCCAACAGAGAAAGCGCAAATGTCGCGACTATATGGTCGGGATGTTTGGTTTGTAGGTGCTCCCGATGTGTCAGCCGTCGCGACCATACAAGGGTCGACGCTGGCTTTGGCTTACGTGGACGAGGCGACGAATCTCCCAGAGCCATTTTGGAAGATGTTAGAATCGCGCCTGCGCGTCCCTGGGGCGAAACTTTTAGCTACATGCAACCCGGAAGGCCCAGCACATTGGCTCAAGAAAGACTATCTTGATAAAACAAGCTTAGACCTTGCCCATTGGAATTTCTCACTTGAAGACAACCCAACCCTTGATGAAGCTTATAAGCAGCAGCTGAAGGCTTCCTATAGCGGTATGTGGTACAACCGTTATATCTTGGGTGAATGGGCTCTTGCGCATGGAGCTATTTATGATAATTATGACAAAGACAACGAATACGAAAATCCGTTCCCTACGCCCTCTTATTATGTTGTGGGGATCGACTATGGCACTACAAATGCTACAGCTGCGGTGTTACTTGCCATTACACCCAATAAATGGCCTCAGATACGGGTTGAAGCAGAATATTACTATGATTCAGCTAAAAAGGGACGTAGCAAAACCGATCAAGAACTTACGAGAGATATTAAGGATTTTATCGGACATAAAAATATCTCTGCAATTTACGTGGATCCTGCCGCAGCGTCTCTTAAAATTGCACTCAGGCAATCAGAGTTACCCGTACTTGACGCAAACAACGATGTCTTACTTGGCATTAAAATTTGTTCTAAATTCATTGGAGGCAAAAACATAGTCATTCAAAAAGGGTGCACAACCCTTCGCGAATGCCTTCAGTCCTACGCCTGGGACTCAAAAGCCGCAGACCGCGGCGAAGACAAGCCAGTAAAGAAAAATGACCATTTACCGGATGCCTTAAGGTATGCCGTATGTTCGGCATTCCCGCAGGGAGAATTTAACCACCCTGACGAGAATAT